TAGTAAGAGTCATAATAGATCAAAGAAGTGAGATTCAAATGGACTTGATTAAAGAATTAAATTTCAATTACTGGGTGGAGTTCGGGTTTGCTGCTTCTATATTTTTTGGTGCTTTTGTCTATAAAATAATATCTGGATTAAAGTTAAAAAACAAAACCCTTTTTACTGACAATTGGGACATTCATAGCAACATACATGAATGTTTAACAGAACTTAGAGTGCTAACCGATGCAGCAAGAACCCAAGTTATACAATTTCACAATGGAGAATATTTTATGGATGGTGTGTCTATGAGAAAACTTTCATGCACACACGAATCCGTGTCTAAAGGAGTTTCGGCACAGGGAGACAAAACAACAAATCTATTGATTTCTCTGTTTGCACCACTCGTTGAAAAAATAACAAAAGATTCACCGGAACCACATTTAGTAAAAGAAGATTTAGAAGGATTTAGCAAACACTCAATGGAAGCATCAAATGTTCACTGCTATTCTGTTCTTCCGTTAAAACATAAAAATAATATAAGTGGTTTTATAATGACCCAATGGTGCAGTCCAGTAAAAGCAAAGCAAGTGATGAATCACTCGGATGATATCAAAAGATATATTCATGCTGCAAGAAATCAAATTGAAATATATTTAGATGAACAAGGAAGAGAAAAATGAAGAATTTTAAGAAGGCAGAAAAACCAAAAGAAATTGCAAAGAAAAAGAAAGTTTCTTTGGATCAAATCTTAAAACAACTTTCAATGGGTAAGAAGGTTGAAAAAGAACACACAAACAATGCAAACATTGCAAAAATGATTGCATTGCAACATCTAGGTGAACTTCCAGATTACTATAGCAGATTGAAGAAAATAGAAATGAAAGAAGATTTGCGTAATTGGTTTAATCCAAAACACCCGGATGGTGGATGGAAGAGAATCAATTCTAAAGGAGAGGCAATAGGACCATGCGCGAGAAAACCGGGGGAACCCAAGCCAAAGTGTATGTCAAACAAGAAAAGAAGCCAACTCAGCAAAAAGGAAAGGGCTGCGGCTGTGGGGGCAAAAAGAAAGCATGATTCTGTAGCAGATCGAAAAAGTAAGGGTGGAAAACCAATCAATGTTTCTAACTTTGGAAAGGGTAGAATTTCCGAAGCAGTAGAGAATTTGTTTGAGAAAAACAAACCAACCAATCCAGCACTTTGGGCAAGAGCAAAAGCAGCAGCAAGATCAAAATTTGATGTATATCCATCCGCATATGCAAATGGATGGGCCGCCAAATGGTATAAAGGAAAAGGTGGCGGGTGGAAATCAGTCAAAGAGGCAGTTCAGGATATCAGAACAAAAAGATTCATTCGTGAAATGGCCCAAAGACGAGAGGAGTCGCCTGAGAACTATAGAAAAAGATTACTAGATCAAATTCATAGAGGTGATATAGCAGATATGGATGTACATGATCGAGTTCATGGTGCATTAGCTTTTGCAGATCACTTATCAGGACAATATGGTAGAAATATTCCAGTTGTTGCAAGAGTAATGTTGAAGGGCGGCGGAGAGCAACATGCCCACGGAATGAGAATAACTGGAATAGATAAAAAAGGAAAGATGTTAATAGGACATTCTGTTGGTGCTGGCGGAAGTCCCGCAAGACACGGAACTCCTGTTGAAAATCCGTTATCTGCTGTTACTGGATTGCATGTTGGAAGATATTCTGATATCAAACCAGAACATCTAGATATGTTAAGAAGATTAATGAGCTTCAGAGGAAAACAAATGAGAGAATCAACAATAAGAGATACCATAAAAGTCATAATGGAAGAAAAGAAATCAAAGAAGCCTTACAAGGGATTCAAACAAGGAAAAAACCACCCAGAGGGCGGTCTTTCTAGATCAGAAGCCAAAAGACAAGGTATTCATGCTGGAATTGAAACTAAGGACGAAGCAAAGCGTAAAGGTGGTTTCAGTAAACTCTCTAAGAAAACACAAGGTCGTAGAAAATCATTCTGCGGAAGAATGTGCGGAATGAAAAGAAAAAACACAAGTGCAAAGACTGCCCGAGATCCAAAGAGCAAAATCAACGCTTCATTGAGAGTCTGGGGTTGTAGATGCGAAGAAACTTGTCACGAATGTGATAAGCAATTATTTGGTGAAGAGGCCGTCGCAAATGCAATGGGTGGTGGATTCAGCGTACAACAAGCAGCAACGGAAGCAAATCCAAGTCTCGCCGGTTATGACCCACCGATGGGGAAACCATTGAGTGTTTCTAGTTTTGATAAACTGACACCAACCCCAAATACTAAAAAGTCTGTAAAGAAGGCATTAGATATGTGGAGAAGAAGAAAGATAGCAGAATCTACACTTTCTTCGGATCAGGTGAACAAAAAAGAAGAGAGAGTCAAAGAACTCAAAAAGCATATAGGCAAATTTAAATTAAGATATGGCGACAAGGCCAAAAGCATAATTTATGCAATTGCTACTCGTGATGCAAAGAAAATACACGAGGAAATTGTAAATAGTTCAAATGCCGGAACAATGACAAAAGGCGAAATAAGAAAAAGAGATAAAACTGCTTCTAAAGTAAAGGCCAGACCCATAAAGGGAGATACCGAGGAAGAATCAAAGCATAGAATTGCCACATTCATTACCTTGCGCTCGCGCGGCAAGAAGAAGAAGAAATAAGTATAAATAGTATAGCAGGAGAAAAAATGAAAAAGTTCAAACAAATATTAAACAAATTGTCGGAAAGTATTGGAGATGGTGGAAGCGTATTCAATGGATTTTCAGATGCACCCAGAAGATCTGCTTTTGGTGACCAAGAATTCGGTTTCAACATCAACAATGCCGGATCTAGCGTTAGCAAGATTAATGCATTTATTCACAAATTCCTCTCTGGTGAATATTTAGAACCAGAAGGCGCAATTCGTGAATTGCGTTCCAGACTCAACCATGCCGGTTTGGACTTTGTATTTTCAAAGAAGACCGAATTACATCCCGGACAAAACGCATTTCCAATAAAACTATATGGTGATGTTTTTGGTGCTACTCCCTCTACCGATCTCTCAAAGGGATTTAACAGAGGCGAAGATTTACCAAAAATGTTTCTTTTGATAGACATAAACTATAATGAGGCGACATGCATGTACTCCATGAATGGTAAACTCTCAATGGCTGCTCCTGCTGCCGAAAATCCATTGGGCGAAGAATTCACGAAAGCACCAGAGAGAAAAAGAGCATTGTCGATGAAGGAAAAGGCAAAAAAGATTTCCAAAATTAACGAGAAGGTAGAACAAATATCAGAAGAAAAAGATCCTGCCAGAAGAGTAATGCATTTCATTATGAGAAATAATGATATGAAAACAAAAGTTCTGAAACCCGTCTACAATCACTTAAAGCAAAAGAAAACAAAGGGAAAACTTTCTCTTGATGATGCAAGAAAAGAACTCTACTTTGTGGTAAACACTGCTATGAGAAAAATGAATGCATCTGATAACAAAGTTTCTCTCAGTCAAAAGGATAAGTCTAGAGTGGTAAATGACTTGGTTAGAAATTTCAAGTCAGATCTGAAATAATTTAAGTGATCTTTTTATGATGAAATCTCCGTTGACATCTGATAATTTTTTACTATACGCTTCTAAACTATACTCCAATCCCAATTCAACGGGGATAGATGAATTTTACGAAGATCTAAGCAAAATCAAGTACATTAAAAGACTATTGATACGGTTCAAGCGGGGTGGTGATCTTAAGGAAAGATTGATATTAAATCATGTGATAATTTTACAAAATGTATTTGGGGCGGAGGGATGCTGTAGAATATTATTTTTTAAATTAAGCAAAGATCTACATCCTCTGTTAAAATCATTTCTGGCTTATTTAAATTACTTACCAGTTTCCATACCAGAAGTAAACATTGATGAGATACAATCAGATCATAGATTAGACAAAATATTAAGTGAATTGAAATGAATACACAAAAAACATTCAAAAGAACAATGACCTCAAAGGAACTAAACCGAGTTGTTAGTTCTTTCACTGTTTATAAATTCGTCAAAGCAATGACGACTTCATTTGAAGACACCGATGCATTTAGACTTGGCGTGATTGATGCAAGAGGTAAGTATTTAAAGGATCCAATAGGAAAAATATCAGTATTCGATAGACTTGTAATCAATCTCAAGGTATTATTGAATATGATACCCGATCCAAGAGTAAAGTCACAATTAAATTACCTGACAACAGGAATTGGATTATTGGCAGAAGAATCTGCAAAATACGGCGCAGATCCAGATGAAGTGTTTGAGTCGATCATGGATTATTTCCAAGAGCAGGGGCTGGATTTAGACCAATATCTGGAAGAAGCAAAAAAAGTAAAACCACAAGCAGAAACTACAGGACATTTGGAGCATGTGGGTGAATTGCTGTATCGTGGATCAGGAAAGACTGCACTAAAGCATCTGGCGGCTACACATGCCTTGTTAACTGGAAAACCAGTAAAGGGGCATGAATTATCATATAAGGCCGATGGAAGCATTTCATTGGTCTTTGGAAAACACCAAGGTAGACCATATGTTCAGTATAAGGGAAAAAATTCTCCCGCATTCTTTGATGAAAAAGGAATAACCGATTATGCTACTACAGCAAACAAACCACATTTGGTTGCTCCTTTCACCGCGGCATTAAAAGCAGCAAGTCATCACGGAATACCAGCAGATCGTTCATATCAAGCAGATGCAATATTGCGCGATAGCGATACCTCAATGAAAGGTAATCTGCTTCGATATAAATTACCAAAGCCTTCCACAAGAAGCACATTTGCCGTGCATTCCGAAATAGACACCGCGAGCGGAAAGAAGATTCGTTCAAACCCAGATCTATCCGGGCTAAGCTCAGATGAAAATCATTTTGCTCCTTTATCCTTAACTTCTAGAAAATTCAAAATGAGTCCAAAGAGTAGCAAAACTTTAGGTTCTCATATTAGAAGAGCATCGGCACTTTTGGATGACCCTGAAGTCTCAGGTCTTTTAGATGAAATTTCCAAACATGAAGATCCATCCAGTAAAACTGGAGCAAGAAGAATACATTTCAAGAGATTCGGTCAAGCAGTACAAGAACAAAGACATCCAAGAACAGCGGCAGGATTTGCTGCATTTTCTAAAGCAGAAATAGCAAAAGAGAAAAATAAAAAACAAGCAGCAAGATTACAAAGCCATCTTGATTATGGCATGTCAAACAAAAAAGCACTTGCAAAAGTATTAAGAGCACACGAACATATAGACAATGCAAGAAATGAAATATTTGGCACAATGACGAAAGATGAAATGCCCCTCACACCAGAACAAGGTGGCAGCCACGAAGGAATCGTTTCTGAATTGCCAGGTGAGGGACAAGTCAAGTTTGTTCCTCCATCATTCACAATAGCAAATAAAGGACAAAAGGATAAATTCAAAAAGAAGAATTTAAAGGAAAATGCAATGAAGAATCAAAGAGATCTATTTAAAAATATAGTAAAAAACAAATTGAATGAGAAAAAAAATGAAGATATGGAAAAGGAAAACGATGAAGATGAAGATGAAAAAACACCTTCTAGTAAAAAAACAATCAATATTTCATACGAACCAGAAAACTATAAGAAAAATAGAGCAAAGTCATTGGATAATCTAATTGCCATGTTGATGAAAAAAGAACCAGTAAATGAAGATAATGGGGCAATAGATTTAGATGTAGACGCTGATACCGAGGCCCCAGACGAAGAGGAAAGAAAGAAACTATTAAAGAAAATTGCAAATTCTCTGGGCACAGGAGAAAATATTGCCGGAATCAATCCATTTGAAACCGAAGCTAGCAAACAACCATCAAAATTTAAAAAGTTATTTAAACAAATGTTGAAAAAGAATAAAACTAATAAGGAGAAATGAATATGTTTTCACCAGAATTAATTAGCATGGTTGGGGGAGGACTCACAGGATTCCTCTTCAAATTCATGGCACAAAAAAGTGCAGATCAAAAAGAAATGTTTAATCAGCTTATTCAAGCGAATAAACAAACAACGGACAATCAAAATCAAGCAGTACAAAGAGTGTCTATTGATTCTGGTAAGTTTGTAAGACAGGTAATAGTATTAACTGTTTTATTTGGAGCATTTGCTGCCCCATTTATCCTTCCATTCTTTGGTGTCCCGACTTTTGTTGAAGTTGATGTAAAAAATCCAGAAGCATTATTTGGTTTGATTCCTGCGACTGCTAAAAAAGCATTTGTAGAAATCAACGGATTCTTCTGGTCTTCCGAAAATAGAGAAATTCTATTGAGTATCGTAGGATTCTATTTTGGATCAGCAGCTGCCACACCAAATAAACAATAAGGAGAACAAATGAAACACTTAAAATATATACTCACTACCATAACAACAATGCTCCTTGTTAGTTGCACAACACCTTTTATTGTTCCTGATCCTACTCCAGATAATGTTGTAATGCTACAAATCAAAGATGAAATTGCACAATCAGGAGCGTCAAAACCTTCCTATGGTTGGACTCTATGGTATGCACCCATAGTAATAATTGCACTATTATGGGCATGGAACGAATTCATAAGAACTCCAATAGTTTGCGGTGACGGTCTAGTCAGAGATGAAAAAGATAAAGATGGGGATGGAGTTCAAGATCCAACACAACCAAATACGCCATAAATGCAACTCAAAAAGAAGAAGATTCGTTTAACTTAGAACTTAAATACTTACAAATATAATAAGAATCTACAATATCAGACACCGGACTAGAAATACCCTTCTTGTCCGGTGTTATTATAGATTTAAGTAAAATATTGGTTTCTGAAATAAAAGAATCGTACATCTTTTCTTTATCTGCATTTCCCTTACCTGTTGCAAATTTTTTAATTTCAGATGGTGTAAAAATTGTAAGGGGTATGCTTTGTTGATATATTTTATATTTCAATACACCAGTATTTTCTGCTATATGAAATATTCTTCCCTGTGCCCCATATGCATATCCTTCCAATGCAATTTGTTCACATCCCATACAAACACGCATGACCCAATCGGATATGGTGTCGTATCTTTCGCATTCCTCATCATAATCTTCAAAATTCTCTCCATGAATGTTCGTAAGAAATGTTGTGGCATTTTTCTTAACATCACTCAAGAAGTAGAAAGAACATTTATTAAAAGAAAAAGGATACTTGGTATCGGTGATACAAATTGCTGGCCCATTTAAACTATAATCAATACCTGCTATTATCATACAGATATTTATCGTGCCCCGAGCAGTCGTGAATCCATCTACTTCGGGTGCGATTCACGACTGCTTCGAGGTCTAAAATATTTATATGCCTAATTTACAAAATTGCAAATTTATGCCGAAATGTCAACCAATTCACACTTGTCTCCGCTGCAAGCAAATGTCTGAGTACCGGAAGTCTTGTCTTCCTTTTCGTACTTGACCAGATCGCCCCAATTAACATTCCGTGGCATCTTAGCAAAGAGTGCTTCATATTCTTCCTTGCTGCACTCTTGATAGGGTGCTTGACGATAATTGTGATCGCTATGTGGCAAGAATGAAATACCACTAATCTCATCAAAGTGCTTGTAAACCCATGCACCAACTTCCATCCATTCGTTCTCACGAACTGTTACGGTGATGCTTGGTTTATGTTCACACCAGAATCGTTGATAAGTCAACCAAAGTGCCAAGTGATCTAGGGCAGAGAGATCGTTACGGGTGGAGCATCCTTCTGGCGATTTGGTCGGGAAGGAGAATACCATAACTGAATCGGGTTTCATTACACACTTCTCGTATGGGAATCCCATATCAATCATCATCTTGCATAGAGGATCCTTTTGATCGGCACGAACGGTACGAATATAGTATTCGCTGTGACGAGGATGGATTCCTGATGCGGCATCAACCAATTGTGAAACCGTTCCAGACGGTTTGACACAAGTAATTGCTGCGGCAGGATTGATATTGATCTTCTTGGCATATTCCTTGTTTGTTTTGATTGCCAATTCCTTCAGTTCTATCAATCCCTTCTCCAGACGAATAACATCAGTTGCCATATTTTCGTTGTCGAGAATGCCTGTAAGAGAAACACCAAGCAATGCCTCCTCTTCGCAGTTCTTTTTCCATTCACTTGAGAGGTAGGGGAAGTTCGTTAAAGACGCTTGGAACGTACCTAGGATCGTCGCTAAGCGAACCTTACGAGCAAGACTCTCTCCGGTGTCTTCTGCTCTTACAACGACTTCTGTGAGGTTGCAGAACTCACGGTCGCGTAGAATGATTTCGGAGCATGGGTTTGTACCGAAATCATAATTTGGATCTCGTCTATCGCCTAACTTAGCAACAGTCTTTTTGCAAGCCTCACGATTAAAGATGCCACGTTCGCCGCTCTTGCTCTTATAAAGAGATACCCATTCTTCCATAAAGATGCCCATGTCTGGTTTTTCTTTATAGGCAACGGAGTTGTTGGCCAGTGCGCGCTGTGGATTGTCGTTCCACCAAGCCCCAGACTTTGCATCCCGCATTCGTTCATCAGTGAGGTTACTAAGTGATATAAGTGCTGATCGTCGCACACCTCCGACCACGACAACTTCTGCAATCTTACATACGATATCATGGCATTCGATGGAAGTGAGTTTTCTTCCTGAAGCCTTCTTAAAAGTATCAGTTGTGAATCTAAAGAGATCTTCGAGTGGCCCTGGACCTGATGCACGACCACCAAATGTCTTAAGTCTTGCGCCAGAAGGACGAACCTTTGAGATGTCCCAGTTAGGAACCTGACCTCCAATAAGAAGGGAAACAAGTTCTCTATACGCTTTAGCCCAGCCAGCCTTACTATCTTGGACAACAATAGTGGTTTCACTGTTAGTAAACTCCTCTGCGATAGTCGGCAATTTCTCTACATATTGTCTCTCTACAGAAAAACCCACACCAGTACCACACATTAAAATATATAGTATTTCATCAAATGCGCGAACACGATTGATTGCAACATACGAGCAATTATATCCCGCTGTATTGTCACGATCAAGTGCTTCGCCTGCTGTCATTAAAGATCTCATGCTTGGCATGATTTCTAAATTCAAAACAGATGTTTCTAATTCGCTTCTCAATTCCTTTGAAAGAATAAACTTTTGCTTTTCCTTCAAATGATTTTCAAAGAAATCGAAATACCTCTTAACAGTTTCTTGCCAGGTTTCTCTTCTTTTTTCAGATTCGAGCCAGCGCGAGTAACGAGAAAGGTGTATAAACTCTTGGTAAAGAGTGGGCAATTTAATATCAGTATTCATTTTTTCTCCTGTTAAAGTTGGTAAGATATGTATGGTCAAGTTGTGGTCTTAGCAGTAAGAACCTTCCAAGATTCTGGAAACAAAGGTTCAATTATTTGCCCAATGGCATGTGCATATTGTTGTACTTCCCATTGTGCATGGGAATCGCTTCTTTGATGATATACTCTGGCATATGCCGATAGAGATCCTGTCCACCACCACTCGGTATATGTTCCTTGTGGAAGAGCAGAACGCGCTTGCTCGGGTGCAACGCCTTTATTAAGTAGTTCTTCATATGTGCGGAGTGATTCTCGGACTGTAAATTGATAATTACGATTGACTGTGTTATACGAATCATCGATTGGCATAAAATCTTCAGAACCTTGCTTTGCTCCGTTTGTTGGTTTGCCTCGCCAACGAGGCATATAAACCTCTGGTGAATTACTTACATAACGGCGCGATACTTCGTTCTCGACAAATCCTACTTTGTGTTTGAAAAGTTGAGTGCGAATAAAAATTGGCGCCTTAATTCGTAGCGTAATTTGGGGATGTGCAAATGGTGTCCAATGTTTATGTTTTGCAAGATATCTAATTAACTTTATATCTTTTTCACTAAGTATGCCATCGCCTTCATGGTTAACTTCTTCCCATTCACTTTCTTTATTGAAAGATACTCTTGCTGCATTTACAACGGTGAGATCGTCGCCCATGCAAGATACAAACTGTACAAATCCAATAGAATCCAAAACATTAATCTTCATATGTGTCATTTAATTTTTCCTTTTTCACATCTTTAAATTCTATACCATCAACTTTTGTATAATGCTTTGCGTAATCAATAGCTCTTCGCCACAAATCGGGATTCATTTCATTTACATATTCTGCAAATTTGAGTCCAAATTCAGCAACGGCTCTTGTCAGCAAATAATCATCTTTTCCTTCAGACATTGCATTTTTTCCAATTATGAAATTCTAAAACCGCCTTCAATCCTGAATAAACGCAATTCTGTAGTATTGAATCCATATATTTTTTCCCTTGCTTCTTCATTACTTCATTTATATCTTTTTCTTTGCAAGTGGATGGCCAGATAACAACATTAACCCCCATTTTAACAAGTTCCAAAAGAATTTCAACAGTTTGTTTATTTCTTGGTTCATTATCCAAAATGAATATTCCTTTTGGATATTCTTTTGCCATGTCAATAAATCCGCTGCTACCCAAACACGCAACAGAATTATCAACAAACATACTGTCTATTGGCCCCTCGACTATATAAAATGGTTTTCTTTGATTTAGTCTATCAATACCATAGATTAATTTAGTATCTTCTGTCTTTCTTAATGTAATATACTTTGGGACATTTTTCTTTGGCAGTTTAGAAAGTGTTCTTCCTTGAGCTCCAATTATATTTTCATCTTTATCTCGAATCAGAATGATAATTCGTTCTTCTTGTGCTAAACTATAATGGGATTGAAATTGTTTTGCAAATGCGCCAAAATCATCAGTATATCCTATATCACAAAATCTATTCTCCGGTATTTGTCTTTCTTGTATGAAAGCAGAAATATGTTCATCATCTACATTGTTTTTTGCAG